CGTCCTTGAAACGCATCATAAATAATTTAGATTACAAAAAATCCGTGAGCGGCGGAGACAACAACGCTTCACGGATGTACCTTCTGAATCTACAGAAGTTGTTTTCAACAGATGTAATTAAGGCGTATAAAGATGAGCAACAAACATCCTAAAGCAGAACTCTTCAAGCTTACGGCCCATCTAAATGACAAGGGCAATGTAGAAATGGATTTGGAGTGTGTAGACCCCGACCAGTTTGCTCGCCTAATGGAAAAAGACCTGCCACAATATGAAGGAACCTTCAAGGTAGCAAGTCTTTTGCGTTATTTAAAGTCTGTAGGAGACGAGATGATGGAGAAGTCTAGTCGATATATCTAGTGCTTTTCTTGAACCCTAAACCTAGCCCGTAAACTAGACCCCTTGTGACGCTTATAGCCGTCCTTGGGGTTTTTCATTAGCTGGTAGCTACTGCCCTTTTTCATCCAGTGATAGCCGGGCGGAGCCGGAACCGTTTTGGTTTTAGTAGCCATTCTTCTTCTTGGCCTTTCCACCGTACATCATACCGGGCATACCCATAGCAGGCTGGATACCTTTTTGTTCGCGGGGTGCCATTGGGTTCGCTGAAGTCATCATGTTATTTTCGGATGCCATTGGGCTGCGAACCATAGAGCCATAGGCATAGCCCTTGGTCTTACCGCCACGAGCCATAAAGCCCATCTTGTTGCGAACAGGCTTGGCAAGTCCCTTATTGCCCTTCGGTATTTGTTTCATCCTCATCTCCTATTAAGGTAGGTAATTTACGCTGACCCATACGGGCTAGTTCTGTTGTTGCGAACTCTACAAGAAGTCCGTTTAAGTTATCTACGTCTGTTCGTGTAACCAGTTCGGGATACTTGAACATGTTGTTGATGATGCGGGCTGCTTCCTTGTTACCGGCTGCAAGCTGCAATATCTCAATGCCGGATTGTGCAGCCATACGCACTGCGAACTCCGAAGTGACGTATAGCGGGCTAACCATGCCACGGCTAATGTTATACAAGCGGCTCAAACCTTCATTTACAGAATACCCTTTAACAACACCTTCTACGCTACGTGCTTGTGAAGTAGCAGCACGGTCTAGGAAGTCTGCAATGTCTGTTAGATAATTTACGTGGTCTGCACCTAATATCATCTCCAACATTTCACGATGTTCCTGAACATCTGACAGCATAACTTCTGGTGTTGTGAATTGACGAACCTTCATTTTACCGCCATCCAAAGCAGTCATACGCATACCTTGTGATGGGGCCAATCCGCCACGGTTCATAAACGCCTTCGATACAAGACCACTGACAGCCCTGTCAAACATAGCTTCTGCTTCATCTGCAGATTTACCCGTCTTGACAACTGCAGGTATGAATGTATCGCGAAGAGTGTCAAACTTTGTCTCGCTGCCATTCAAGACAAACTGTTCGTAGAACTGGTCAGGTGTAATATCTCCCGTGAACCGCTGCAAGGCGTTCAAGGAATCTGCATCCATCTTGATATTGTTGTCTGCGTTGCGACGAACTTGGCTCTCAACGTTTGCAAAATCATCTGCGAACTCTTTGTACCGTTTGCGAACCGCTTTGTTCTCTCGAATGATGCGGCTGATATCACGGGCTTCAGAATACATATCACCTAAGTTTACTAAAGGTACGTCGATGTTCTCACCGTTTTGGCGAATCGTTACAGTTGTCAGGTCGTTCATCAGACCTTCATCCGCAAGGTTCTTAAAGCTATATCCGCCTTCTAACACACTTGCAGGACCGTCTGTCTTTTCGAACACGGCAATAGCCCGCTCTGTCCAGTCAGCGTAGATTTGTTCGTTGACTAGGTTTTGAATAGCCGCGAACTTTGCCTTGCCTTCTTCTGTATCCAGATTGAAGACAGTTTGTCCATCAACACGGTCACCCCAATCTGTTGCAAGGTTATCAATCATGCTGCGAATATCAGCTTGGTCTGCAGGCTTGTTGTTCAAAGCACCTGTAATTTTGTTGGTCAAGGGGCGTATGTAGCCGAACGGGTTGCTCTGTTCGTTTATGTAGCGATACCGTGTCATGCTGTTGGCATCAACTTCTATTTTTTCTGGGCCTTGACGGGCATCGTCTAGTTTGCGAACCGTGCTGCCCCTGCGGAGTCTATCGCCAATTTCACTGCGATATGTTTCGCGGGCTTTTGTCAATAGAGAGAAGGTTTCACCGTCTTGAGTACGGATTAAGTTATCCATGTTAGCCGCGAACATTTCGACTTCACGCCCTAGTTCTGACTTAGATTCGCGCACACCATAGGCATAATCCCTAAAAGCACGTCGCATCTCGTCGACCTCATAGGCATTTGCCTGTGCAAAGGGACGGAAGCTAGGCGAGATTCGCTGCATTTCGAGGGCAATTTCTAGGTCTGACATGTTTTCGACCAGTTCTTGACTGAACCCGTTAGCTACCAGTGTTTGTCTAATCTCACCCATGGTTTCTGCAGGAATGGTTCGTTTAACCATATCATCAAACGTCCGGTAAGCTATGCGACCCATGCGGCCCGCAAAGAACTGACCGCTGGGGCTAAAGAAGCGAGCCATGTCTGTTTCACCTGCTTTGCTCATCAGGTCGATAACAGCATCGTGCATGTCAATAGGTGGTGCAGTCTTAGCGGCTTCGCGAACCGCATTATATGCTGCCTTGCCTTTTGCATACATGCTTTCTAGATGAGCATCTAGGGCATCTTCCATAGCGCGAGACAACCCTGCAACGTATCCCCGTCCCTTACCGCGACGAGACTTCAAGCTGTTGACTCTATCTGTTATACCAGCATAGATATCTGTAACAACCTCGCCTATTGTTTTACGTTCGTCAACAATCTTGCCAAGACGCTTCTTCAAGGCAACGTCTGCTTCCACTAGGTTGTCAAGGAACCCTTCAGGAACATCAATTGTTGGGTCTGATAAAACCTGCTTGCGGATATCCCCCAAGATTTCTAGGGTACTTTCCGAACGGCGGTTCAAATCATCCTTAAACTTGGCGGTTGCATTGCGAGTGTTATCCAGCATTGCTTGGATTGATTCGCGGTCTGCAATACCATCAGTTACCCGGACAAACTCTTGGAAGTTGTCCAAGGCTAGTTCTGTTGCGCGAACCTGTGCATCGGCCTGCTTCATCAATTCAACCATATAGGTTGCATCCATGTTCTTTAGCTTCTTTGCGTCAATCTTATTTATAGACATTGCATGAAGGGCTGCAAGAGGTCCTAAGTTCGAAGACTGTGCGAACGACATAGTAAACAGTTCTTTAGCCTTATCCTGTGACTCTTCAGGGAACTGGCTTACGATACGGTCTTGTAACTCGACGTAATCATCGACAGCCTTCAAGATTTTTTCACGGGCTGCAGGGCTAGAGGTGTTGTTCACCAAGTAAATAGAATAGTTGATTGCCTTGCGCTGTTCAGCAGTTAGCTTAATACCAGTCGCTGCTTCGTAATCTTTCAGGGTGTTGTCTGTAATATTGAAACCCTTGTATTTTCCAAAGGTCATAAAATCGGCTACGGCAGCAACGTTCGACCCAACACCGCCCCGTGGTGCTGAAAGGAATTTAGAGGCTTGCCCCCCGATAAAACGGGTAGTTGGTGCGCCTATAGTCATCATACCAATCAAGCCGATTGCCTCTGCAGCCATAGGGTCCATACCATATGCAGAAGATAAATATTCACGTCCAGCAAGTTGCCCTGCAGACAAGATTAAGGCATCCTCTACATTTTGCTTTAGGTACGGATATGCCTTGAGGGTGTACATAGATTGCATTTTACGGTTGATTAGGTTTTGCCGCTTGCCTTCTAGCACCTTATATTCGGCACTGTTCTTGGCGACACCTTTGCGAACCAGTGCGTCCATTTCAAGGTCTATGTTCCGCAAATCATCATTCAAACGACCCATAGCTTGTGTGGTTCGCTGTTGGCTAACCCCAATGCTAAGAGCCTTCAAGTTAATTTTGTTGCGTCCCTCTGCCTGATTGATAATCTGTGCAGCCTCGAACGGGTCGTCCACATCGTCAAGGATGCGGCCCATAGCTGTACCCTTGTAAGAGTCCTTCAGTTTCTGGAACTTGCGTAAGGTTCGCTCACCTCTTAGCACACCCGGTCCTGCCATACCGACTACATTCTCAAGGAACATAACCCCAAACTGTTCGGAACGAGGCAGTTCGTTGAATGCAAGGTCGATGAGGTTCGCGGCGGCTTCTTCTGTGATGAACTCTTTTGGCTGCAGTTCGCCATCGACTTCTATCATTGCGCGAGCGTTGTATTGGTCTAGTGTAATTTCACCCGCGTCTAGCTGGCGTTTAAATTCATCGTGAATGCCATCATTAAACGCCATCTTCATTGTTGGATTTGGAATTACAGAATTGATTGCTTTGTAGGTGGAGTCTAGGGCAGTTTGAATGTCTGTGCTTCTTGCACCCCACTCAGATGAAAAATCAGTTCCCTTTTCTTTTGCATCAAAGTATGCACCTAATGCGTTATACCCCATGATACCCGCCATAGGGATGCCGGTTACCAAGAACTGCCCAGCTTCTGCAAGCCGTGTCTCTAAAGAGCTATAGAAGTCTCCAGTTTCAAACCGGTCAACGAAGATTTGACGAACCGTTGGGTCAGGCACATACTGGGATACAAGGTTATCAAGATTGACACGGTTCTGGGCGTAGCGTTCCGCAGCCGGAATCATCAAGGGGTCTTGCACCACTTGGGCTGCAACTACTTCACCTTCGCGAACAAATGGGATGATAACATCTTCGCCGGGAACCTGTGGCTGAGATGACTTTGCCCACGCAGAACGCAGAGCAAGCATAGCTTTCGGATTGCTGTTCGCAAACTCCAAGACACGGTTGTTAATCTTGATGTCGCCTACCTGCTCTACTTTACCGGCAAGGACATCTTCCCAAGCCACACCTGCTGTCTGCGCCTCAATATCTTGGGCAGCAGCAGGGGCTAGAGTTTTAGTTTCGGTAACAGGAACGTCCAGAACAGGGTCGCTTACAGTGGTTGTTCGCGAAACAGGGTCGTCAAGCATCACCTTGTTTTCTACAGGTGCAATGGAAATACGAGGGGGCTTGGTATCTGTAGCCGGAGCATCTCCAGATTTATCGAACCCTACAATATCCCGTTCAGCAACAGGTTTTGAAACTTCTCGTGGCTCTGCCATTAGGATTTTTCTCCCGCGCCCATTGCTTTTAGAACATCATTCATATTTGCTGGTTGTGTACCTGCTTCATCTCTGAACCAGTTATTGTTACCATCTGTGTAAAAACCAGAAGGGTCTAATGTGAGACCGGTCTGAGGTTGCTCTCCAGCGGCGGGTACAGGCGCAGTTGCAGCAGGCGCAGTTGCAGACATACGGTAAGCCGCATTTAAAGCTTGTCTAGCAATCCTGTCTGCTTTTAGAAGACGGGCTTCACGAAGTCCAAAGCTATCCGCAGTTGCGACCTCGTTTAAAAGTACGAGACGACGTTGCGTTCTTTGAAAATCTGATATAACGGCATCTAAGCTGGCTCCAGCCTGTACCTTAGATGTAAACAGTCCTGATTGTCCAAGACGCTGTAGCTGAATCTCAAAGTCTTGGTTTGACAAGCGACCAGATGGGTCAACGGCACGAGCCATTTCTGCTGCAAGAGATAGCTTGAGTGCATCCACTGTTGAAAGATTTCGGGCAGATTCGGCAGAAAGGAACCCCTTATCAACAGCCCCTTGAACCAAGTTTTGGGGAGTGGTTCCTGTTTCCGTATCTAGATTAAAGTTACCAAAAATCTGTTCTGCCTGACCTCCTTCTCCAAAGATACCAAATCCTACCTTTACAAAAGCAGCCTTTAAACCTGTGGGGGTCATGTCATCAGCTATGAGTCCCTTTAATTGATTTAACTTAGCAAGGGCTTGGTTCGATGCCTCATACTGTTCCATCACTTTTTCACGACTCAACTTGTTTCGTGCAAAGTAATCTTCAGGGGCCTTTAGCTGAACAGTGTAACCCTTGCGCTTGTTCGCGGCGGCGTATTTATCTTCTTGGATGGTTACCAAAGGTACAATAGACTGTGCCTGCATATACGGGTCGTCTCCGAACTCTTCTATCAAATCGTTGCCAAGCTGCGCCCGCATTTCTGCAGAGCCACCGCCTGTCAAGTTCAATTGACCATAGCCCTTTGTTTCAAATTCTGCTGCTGTTATCAGAACTTGATAAGCTTCTCGTCCTGTATCCGCACGAACAACGTCCTTAAAATTGTTGATGTATTCTTGAGGATTATCATAGCCGTTCCGCTGGGCTATAGTTGTAATAGCGTTGAGTTCTGTGTCCGTGAAATCAAACGGTTCCTTTTTAGCTTCGTTTTGACCCGTTGTAAAAGTAAACACAAGGGCGTTGCTAGGGTTCTTAATTTCACCCTTTTGTGCCGCTGCTGATACTACTTTTTCATCTAAGCTAACGCCTACTTCACCAGACAAGTCTCCTAAATTGCTGTACAAAATATTAAATGCAGACTCTGGTTGAATGTAGGTACGGTCACCTGACTGGGTTTCCATTTTCTTTAATATCTGACCATCTATGAAGAGATTACTATACCGTTGTAAATCTCCCACGAACTTCTTTTTTGCCATTGGGTTTTTATTAAGTTCGTCCATAAGACGGGCGCGGCTGTTTTCGTCCGCAAAAGTATTGTTAGCCCAAGTTAACCATGTACCCCCGGCTCTCATTTGATTGTCTAGAAGAATGTTTTTATCGAAGTCTTTTGGCTTTACGAACTTAGCGTTTCCATAATTAATCGAAGAGTCGATATCGCCCATAGTATTAGAGATGTTCGCTAAACCAGATAGACCTGCCTCACTTGCTAGATTTTTAAAACCTTCGCTGTTTGTGTCGACGTTCTTTGACTTTGCAAGTTCGACAACCCAGCCGCCTAGCATTTTTTTACGTTCGGCTTCTAGTTCTTGTTCTTTTAAAAGCTTCTCGTTTTTTTCCCGCGCAACGTCGTTCATCCCTTTGAGGAATCCGCTTACAAATGCCACACCCATAGCCATTATTCAGCCCCTTCTTGTGTTGCTAAGAAACCCCGCTCTTCCGGCTCTTGAGGAGTTGTCCCTGCCCGAATAGCTGCGTTTATGTTTTCTTGAATAAATGAGAACATTTTAGGGTTGTTGTCTTTCATCATACGGAAGAAGGTTTCATCATCCATTTCACCTTCAGACTCTGGGTCGTCCTTTTCGAACAGACGATATGGAATACCTTCCTGTTCTGCCATATCCGCAATGATAATTCCCAGCGGGGGCTTCAAGAGCATACCTACGTCTAGGCTAAAGGTTCCCTGTTGGAAGCCTTGCACAATCAAACCTTCGATAATAACTTCGACAGAAATTCCAACCATCATCAATTTGAACATTTCCTGCTTGTTGCGAGGCTTGCTCATTTGTTCGATAACTGCATCCAAGGCATCATCAGGGTCTGTATGTTTAGGCGGCTTACCCCATGACCACTTAGAGTTATCTTGTGTTAAGGAATGTCCCGGTGGCGGTGCTGAGAACGGGTCTATGTTATCTACAGTGCCTGTCATTGGATTGCGTTCTGCCATTCGATTATACCTCTGTCTCTGACTTTGCTGTAGATACAGACGCTGCGCTTGCTACCTTAACAGATGGCAGAGCAGGGGATGAAACCCCGATAGTTCTGCGTCCTTGACCTGTAGTCATCTGCGTCTGGTACTGTTGCCAAAAGCGGCTTGTCTGGGTGTTCGCAGAGCCTTGCATGAGGCGACGTATTGCTGTTTCTACTGCAGGATTACGCTGACCTACAAATGTCGAACCCTGTGCTTGTCCTGCACCCCGTGCAAACCCGCTGGTTCCCAGTTTTGGAACATCCATTGTAGGAGCGGCGGCTTCTTTAGAATCCTTAGAAGATTCCAAATAAGTCTGTGCAAGAAATCCTAAGACACCGCCTTCACGACCTGTAACATCCCCGCTTTCGTATTCCTTTTTACCAAAAAGAAAATCAACGGCAATGTTTGCGTAGTTCGATAGACCACTGAAAAAGTCGAACATTATTTAATAATCCTTGCTAACCATGAGCCTAGTGAGGATGCCATAGCGTCTTTTTGCTGCTGGTTGTACGCAGATTCAGCCGCCGCAATTTGCATAGCGTTCGTGGCTGTGTCGTGCTGTCGCTGCAAAGCATTTTCGCTCTTTTGATAGTTCCAAGAGGCGTTGTCGCGATACTGTTGCCAAAGACTGTTCAAGGCATTCTGACTGGCGTTATATAAGTTTTGGGTATTGATGCGGTTGGTTTCGTTTTGAATTGCCGTTGAAGCGGTGTTAATTTCCCGTCTCCAAACTACGTTGGACTGGTCAACTGCGAACCCCATGTTTGCATTGAACTTGTCACGGGAATCTTGCATCTGGGCATTGAACTGGTACATGGCGTTCATTTCGCCAGTGTTGAATTGCCGCATAGCCGCTGTACGGTTGGCATTGGCTGTTTCAACTTGCGAACCAAGTTCAGCAAAGAACTCTTCTACCTGTAGTTCATTCTTGGCGTTGAACTGCTGCCGCGCATTGTCTTCGGCGGCATCCTTGAACAGACCTTGTACAAGACTGCTATATGTTAATGTATCACTTTTTTGTTTATTGTCAAGATTTTTTAAGTCCACAGATAAAAGGGCTTGGGCTTCTGTAACCGCACCTTGCAACCGTGCATTGAGGTTCGCTTTATCCATTGCAGCGTATGTCGCAGCGTTAGAGAGAGCGGTTTGTTGCTGGTTGTTTAGGTTTTGTAGTTGGATAGCGGCGTACTTATCCGCATCCCGCGCAGCAATCTGAACCCCAGATTCCATGAGGGCTTGTGTGATTGCGGCACCCGCCATCGAACTGGAACCCAAACCACGAGCCTGCATAATGCCCGACACTTTGCGAACCGCTGGGGAAGCCCACGGGGGAAGTGGCGCACCGGACTGTACCGCTGTCATTAACTGACCAAGCTGGTATTGCACGGTGGCTTGCGGGTCTAGTTGCTGAGTTGCGGCAGTTGCCTGCGAACCCGCAGATACGGTTCCTTGAACACCTGCCATCTGAACGTAGGGTTGTGCAGGGGTTAACTGAGCAGCTTGTGCAGCACCCAAGTTTTGCAAATCTGTTGTTACGTCGGTAACTTGGGCAATCTGCCCCGTTCCGGCAGCGGGAAGACCCGGTGGAGTGGGGGTGGTTCCGGTTGTTAGGGCTGTAGCGGTAGGGGCTAGGGGAGTAGCCGCAGCTAGTTGACCAGAGGTCTGGGCCATTATTTCCCCGGTTCCAACGGTAGGAACAACAGGTGCTACTTGCTGTACGTTAGGGGTTACGCCACCGGCAAGGTCTCCGACTTCAGCCTGTAGTTGTGCATCTGTGGTAATCTGTGCCATGCCTTAGTCCTTTTGCAATACTCTATCTAACTTGTCTTCGACCCTGTGCAACGCTTCCATTACTTGGCGAACATCGCTGCGAACATCTTCGCGGGTTGCATATTCCTCACGTGTCTTATTCAACAGTATCTCTAACCGCTTCTGTTCACGGCTCATGCCATTAGCCCACCACGCACCTGCAGCAGCAAGTATACCCAACAGCATGTCTACAAGACTGGTCATCTCCATCAGTCAGCATCCGCTATAGTCAACTCGCCAGCTTCTACCTGACGCAAGATTTCTGCGTAGTGGCGGTTGCCTACAGTCATAGGAACCCAGCGAACAGTGCCATCAATCGTTGCCTTAATATCAGTGTTTTCATTGTCTGGGTTATCCAGAGGAGCTTTTATGTATTGTGCGTTTGCTATAATCATAACTCTGCATCCCCCTGTAATCCTGAAACGGAACTGTAATTTTTTCCTGTGTGGTAAATGTAACCGCCGCTGGTATTAATGGCATAAAGCTGTGCGCTAGCACCGTTACCAGAAGCGGTAAAAGTTGGGGTAGCACGTTTTTGTTCTGTCCATTGGAAATTGCCTAAAGTCTGAGTAGAGTAATCTACTGGGTACACATTTGTGTCTAAAACTTCGTAATACCGTTTGCATTGCCGCAACTCATCGCCAAAGCTGCGGTGTTCAAACGGCGTGGCCTGTTCGCCTAGTTCTAGCTGGACGCCGGTGATGTAAAAGGTTGCGCCAGAATTAGAAATCCATTGTGTGGCAGAAGCTGTTGACCAAGTGCCTGAAGCGTTCCAAGTGTTAGCTGTTCCTTGAAAATTAGAACCAGCACCAAGAGAAAAAATAACACCTACACCAATGCTATTTGATGCGCCTTCCCAAGTCCCTGTTGTATCACCTGCGACAGTTATTGTTTTGTATTCCCAAGTGTTTGCTGATGATATGGTATATGTTGATGGATTAGTTCTGTTTCCAGCATTATTGCGAAAACCAACTGCGTAAGTTCCAGTAACACTTGAACGAACCCAAAATGAAAGTGTGACTGAATAAGCTGAAGATGTCCCCCAGTTTGCGTGTGAAAAGTTAAAGGCCTCAACAAAATGGCGGTATGAGTATTCATCACTAGCCGCAATAGATGTGTCTGCTGTTGTCACAGTACACACAACACTGTGGTTGAAACCTGATGGGGCTGTAGAACTTTGTTGCATAGAAAACGCACCAGCACCTACCTTGCTTGCTTTCCATCTGTCAACTGGAAACTGCCCATCTCCCGAAACCGATGCCCCAGCGTTGCGCTGGTCAATGACTTTTGCACCATTGATGATAAGGTTCCTGTTTGATAAAGCCGTCTGCGAACCAATCAGTGCGGCTAGTTCTGCTGCTTTACTCATGCGAGGTCTCCGTGAACTGCGGCGCACTGCGGAACAGATGAACCACCGCCACTGCTTGTAAAAGTTTTCATTTTGAAGGAACTTGCGCTTCTAGCAAAAACTCCCACAAATCTGTCTATTGCTGTTGGTTGAGGTTCATCAGCGGCAACGGTGATTGTATAATTTGTAATCATATTGTTCGTAAAAGTTGCGGTGTTATTATCCCCGTTGTCAGTGAAACTAGCAAAGTTAAAACTGTCACCGGCTGTAGCACCGCCGTCTAATTGTGCAACCCACGCCTTCGCACTACCGTTGGCAACATACGTCATAGCCACTTCGTTTGACCCAGCGGCATCCTTCAGGGTGTTTACTCTAAGTTCGCTTGCCATTATGCGAGGTCTCCCGTGCTAAGAAAACTAAAATCGGCATCGCCTGTAGAACCGTTATAGTCTTGAGTCGCAAAAGTAGCTGCGGTAGTGCTGGAATATATAGCACCGCTTTGTCCTGAAACATTGGGGTCTGATGCCGAACCTGTGCAACAACCAACGCAACTATATATATTTGCAAAAGCATTTGTAGCCGCTACAGTGTAGTTTCCTGTTGAATTGTCTGTAATGGAAGCATTATTGAAAGAGTTTCTAACTGTGTTAGAGGTATTTGTATCAAACCATCCCCAATGCTTCGCCAAGCCCTGCTGAAGTGATTGCGTTGCTGCCCCACCTTCAGATGTAACAGTAATGTCACCAGCCGCTGTGATACCTTGCAGTTCGTCTACTTTTAATATACTAGCCATTATGCGAGGTCTCCCATTAATAAACCTGCTTGGTTTTCTACGTCTGCATCACTACCACCAGAAATTGTTGAATACATTAAAAATGTACTTGTAGATTTTATTCCTATTGTAGTCGTTCTATTAGAACGGTCAGTAGATGCATCTCCTCCTGCTACACCTGTGGCAAAGCTATCTGTTGAGGACAACGCAGAAGTCAGGGATGTTGTAGACTGCCCTGTTCCATTATCTGCTATAGAACTTACATTAAGACTTTTACGAATGTCTGGAACAGTCATGTCGTTATTACTATATGCTTTAGCCGCTTCCTGCTTAGTCAACCCAACAGGACCAGTGCCAGCCTTATCAGCAATAGTATCTACATTCAATACGCTGGTCATACGATACTCCAATATCCATTAACAGTGACGACAGCGTTCTGTGTGATAGGCCCACCTGACACACCATTCTCATCGCTGTCAATAGTAATGTCTGCATTGATGGTCTGCCCATTCAAACGGATGATGCTGTTGTTACCTTTGAACGGATAACGTGTGTCACTTTCAACTTTAGTGTAGCTGTTCGCAACGCTGAACACATCATAGACTACAATCTCAACTACGTCATTTAAGCTAGCAGATGTGGTGAGTACAATGCTAGTACCACTTGTGCTGGTATAGTCAGTGACAGGCTTGAGTAGCACACCGTTCTGATACACGTCAACGTACAGGCCATCTGTGTAGGTCAGTGTCTTGCTATCTGCATCACTGCCTGTGAAGGTAGTTTGACCAGCAGAGGCTTGGTAGAGGTAGCGGTTACGTACACCGTTTTGTGGGGATTTACCTATGTATGCCATCGTTATTCCTTATGGTTTAGTAGGCCACGTTACGTCATCAAGAGATGTGGCATTGTCTGTAATATCACGCAGGGCTTGACGGTAGGTTGTTTGTGCGGCGGTCATAGTAAGGTCACTAGATGCCCACCAATCTGTTTCTGCAATCAAACGATTACGTTCCTCACGAAGTAAACGCATAGGCTCCGCATTAACAAGTTCTGTTTTCTTAGCTGATACCTGTGACCAAGTTACACCAAAGTCGCTAGGTGTAGAGGATTCAACAGCACTACCATTATCATCAGCACCAGTAACCTTACGGAACATTTGGTTAAACTCAGCCTCTGTGGTAGGCTCACCACGCAACACCCATTCGGTGATGCCCAGTTCGGTTAGAGACTTTGATATTGATGCCATTTTGTTTACTCCTGTTTATCCTGCGATTTCCATAAGAATCATTTCACATTTATTGTTTAATTCGGGGTTCATATCTACAGATGAAGTGTCATTTGCTAACTTACACATTTGGAATTTATAAGTTACAGCAGAAGTTGTACTAGGCGCATCAGTGTAAGAATAAGCAAGTGTTCCAAGTATATAGATGCCGCCAACCCCAAAATCATATGTTCTAATATTATGTCTTGAGATTTCTGTAGTATCACGCATTAATCTAGTGCTTCCGTGAATGTCTACTGTACCGCTTCTTTGTGCTGCTACAGACAGTGAAGCAAGAATTAATATCTTTGAATTTGTGCTGCTTGGCGTAATACTCAGCGTCATATTTGTCATATCTACATAACTTGTAGTTGTATTTGATAAATTGACACCTGTGCTAATTTGCTTAACCTGAAGCAGACTCCCCGCACCAGTCACAGTGCCAGTGAACGCATAGTCATCTGTAAGGTCAATGCCTTCTGCTATAATCTTACTTAATGCCATCTAGTTCTCCAACGGTCAAACAGGGATGACCCCTACGCATTAAGCGTAAGGGCTATCACCAAGTGTGTCTGCATCCCAAGCTGCCTTGAGTTCAACAATAGTTGTTGCTGCGTCAATTGCTGCAGCGGCAGGTGCATCACGAAGTGCAGCTTTCCTAGCTACAGATGCAGCCTTTGCAGTTGCATCGTCAGCCTCTAGTGCCTTCATGTATACTACGTCTTCTGCGTCTAGCAGTGGTTTGCGAACTTCACGAACCTTATCACGGAAGATGTCTTTGGCAGATGCCATGTCTTCTGAAATGACATTGCCACTCAATGACCATGCACCACGAAAGGCACGGTCAGAAGGAACGGTAGCCGTAGAAGCATCAATCTGATTCCCGTCCTTGTCTACGATGTATGTTGTTACAGCCATTGTTTTCTCCTTATGCTGCTAAATCAGTGACGCTTAGTTCTTCAGTTATCTTCCAAGCATTGCGCCACTCACGTGTGCTTGGCAACTGTTCTTTACGGCAGATAACCATCTTTGGTTTATTGCCTTGATTCCAGTTCTGCCACACGTGCTGTGGGCAGTCCTTCATAATTAAGTATTCGATAGCTTCTTCTTCAGTCATAGCCTCAACAGGTTCTGTGTTGTGCAGCAAGTAACCACGAGTGTGCTTCTTGAAGTCAGGTTGTGCTTCGTCCTTTGCCAACTCGTGATACACCCACACAGGTGGTAGGATACCGCCCTGCAATGCACACGCCATCCAGTTTGGGTCAGGCACAAGTATCTTGGCGCACTCATCAACGCTGTCCTCATAGACAACACGATAGTCTGACTGCACACCGTCTAGGTTTTCCTTTGCCCAGCATAGGCGGTCAAACAGGTGGGTGCCTTGAAATTCAGGTGTCTGCATTATGCGAGGTCTCCTAAAAAACTAACCATATTAAAGTTTCTGTCTGCTAAAGAAGCATTTGCAAAAGAGTTAAACTTAGTAGACCCAGTCACAAAAGTGTGAGGGTCAAGGCTGCACGCTGTGCTACCTGCATCGCCATTGCTACACGCTGTTGGGCAAGAATAATTTGCATTTGCCATAGCATTGCTAAATGTTACGATTGTTTTTCCAGTTGAAACATCACTCAAACTTGACGTGTTCAGGCTATCTCTAATGCTGGTTGTTGTGTTTGAAGTATAGTTCACCCACGCCTTCGCACTACCCTCAACAACATAGTTCGTGGCGATTGACCCAGCGGTGCTGTGTTCAATCTGGTCTGCTATAATTTTTCCAGCCATTATGCGAGACTCCCGTGGATTGCAAAAGTTGCTATTGATGTATCATAAAATGACCCTGTTGTAGCACTTCGCAACTGAACGCTTGATGTACTGGTTGGTGATTGTACTAAACCAAGTTGGTCACCCGCTGCTGTATGGTACGGTGTTGCACCGCCAATCGGAACACTGTAATTTATGTTGCTCATTGCGTTGGAGAAATTTGTGGTATAAGTCCCTGTCCCATCATCTACGATACTGGTCACGGCATACGAATCACGAATTGCAATAGTGCCTGTGCCATTGAAGTTAATCCAAACCTTCGCCAGCCCCTGCTGCAACTGCATAGTCGCCGCACCACCTTCACTTGTCACTGTAATGTCACCAGCGGTTGTCTTGCCGGTGAGGGTGTCTACTTTTATCTCACTCATGCTAGGTCTCCAAATACTGCCGTCATCTGATTGTCACTGTCTCCGCCGCCTGTTCCGCTGTTTAAAGCGTTGGCTGACTGAGTATTGTAGGTTGATGAGGTTGGTGGAACACCCCTTCTTAATCCTATTACAATCATAAACTCATTAGATGTACCGTCTTCGTAACCATTCATTCCAACTATAGTATAATTAGCATCACTCATATTACTCCCAAAGGATATTTGAACGTGACCAGTCCCAACATCTGTTGCTGAACTGAAATTAAAAGATGACGTGGTGGTTAATGCGCTGCGTTGGTCTTGTCTTGTCCACGCCTTTGCCGCACTCTGCTTCGTCAGCGTGACAGGACTTGTGCCATCGCTTGCAGTAATTGTGTCTGTGCGTAATTCACTCATGCTATCACCAGATTACCGCCGGTTGTTACCGTCAGTGTTACCCCTGTTGCGATTGTCAATGGGCCAGCACAAAGCGCATTATCGGTTGCTGCGATGGTCACGTTAGTATCAAGCTGCTGTTCGTGAACACGGAAGATGTCACCCTTACCATTAGTCGTATCACCTGTCGCACCGTTCTCGCCTTGAAAGTAACCTGCGCCAAGAGATAGGCTAGGTGAAAGCATTGCCTGTGTAATTGTACCAGCACCCGGAGTTACAGTCTGCTGGGCTTTGCTTTGGAATACGACATAGAAATCATCACTAGCTACAATGCTACCAGTCATTGTCAATGCAGTACCAGCTACAGTGTAAGCTACACCGGGTTCTTGGCGAACATTGTTTACATATACCTCAATGTCACCTACACTACCTGCAGGATAGTCAAGCGTAAAGGCTGTACCTGTACCGCCAGTTAAATCCTGATAGGATACTGTGCTGTAATTAGTCGCTGGTATATTACCAAGATATGCCATGCCCTAATCCTTACGTAATGTCAAGATGGCTGAGAACAACGTCAGCGGATGAAGCAGTATCGGATGTTACTTTGATAGCATCACCCGGTTCTAGTACCACTTTCTGGTCTCCACCTACCACAACTAAAGAACCACCAACTGGAATTGGTGCCTCTTTAACAAGGTAAACACTGTCTTCTGCACCGCTAGTACGACCTGAAGCATCAAGCTGTACGTCTACGGTAATCTGACTTGTTACAATGTTAGAGATACTCAACCCAATGATGGTGGTTTCGGTTGCAGCACCACAAGTAAGGATAGTCGCTGGGGACGTTCCTACTGCAGTATCTGTCTCTGATAAAAATGCGTTTGCCATGTTTATCCCTCTTCGGATATATTATAAAGTAATTTTACTTGTTTGTCAACAGTTATCCTAGTGCAATCGCAAAGGCTAATGCTGATGGGTCAGTTTCTGTAATTGTAGGCGTATCCCAAGACAAAGTACCTGAACCATCTGTCACAAGTGCCTGTCCTGCAGTACCATCACCATCAGGGAAGGTGAATGTTGTATTTGTTGTTACTGTATTAGGTGCTTGGAAACGAAGATAGTTAAAGCTGCCAGAATTTATGTCATTGAATTGTAGATAACCACTAGCTTCTGTGCCGTTTACTGTAGTTTTTAGGCGTGTTACACCAAGACCATCGTTAATAGAAACACCACCGCCAGTAGCGTATACAAATGTTTTAGTACCGTCTTCACTTTGAAGGCCAACATTATCAGACTTCATGTACAAGCCACCAGTAGCACTAGAAACAATAGTACTGTGGTTATTATTAGGGTCTTGATAGATTTCTAATTCTTGCCCAGCACCAAACTGTAAGCGGTCATCTGTTGCACTTGAACTGTCACCGAACTGAACAAGCTGTCCATTAGTATCTAGTGTGCCACCAAGCTGTGGGGTCAAGTCCTCTACAACATTAGCTATCCCGGCCCCTGCAGTTACCTGTGCGTCAACATATGCCTTGATAGACTGTTGAGTTGCTAACTGCGTATCACTGTCAGAAGCCATATTGTCTTCGTCTAGAATGGCGGTTCCACTAACCCCTGTATCTAAAACTGCACTGGTAAGAGTTTTGTTGGTTAGCGTTTGAGTATCTGTGAGGGTTGCAACAGTGCTGTCGATTGCAAGGGTAACTGTCTGGCCCGTTGCAGATGTGTCGATACCAGTTCCGCCTGTTACAGTAAGAGACTGACTATCCAAATCTACAGCAGCGGTTCCCGTATCCGCAGCAACGTCCAAATCTTGGGCCGTAACCTGTGCATCTACGTAGGCTTTGGTTGCCTTTGCAGATGGAATCGTATCATCACTTGCTGAAACCGATGTGAGGTCTGTGTCCAAAATACCTGATGCAAGCATGGTTGTGTCGATGTTGGAAATGGTGTTGCTTGCAGCATCGATAGTCTTGTTAGTTAAGGTTTGCGAACCGGTTAGGGTAGCAACTGTGCTATCAATAGCCAGCGTCACGGTTTGTCCGGTTGCTGAACTATCGATACCTGTACCGCCTGCAACGGTAAGAGACTGACTATCAAGGTCAACTGCCGCCGTGCCTGTGTCTGCAGCCACATCTAAGTCTTGTGCAGTTACCTGTGCATCCACGTAGGTCTTAATTGCTTTTGCAGAAGCGAGGGTGTCATCAGATGCCGATACAGATGTTAGGTCAGTGTCTACGTCGGTTACGGCTGTTGCGGTTCCAATCACAAGGGCATCTACATTGGCTGTGCCGTCTAGGTACAGGTCTTTCCACTCTGCAGATACGCTACCTAAATCATACGCATCGTCGGTGTCTGGAATGATATCTGAATTGTAGCTAGTGGATGAGATGTTGTTTGCAACCACATCCCCTGCAAAGTAACCGTCTTTAAATTTAAGGGTTACACTGCCTACGTCTAGGGTATTGTTTGTTTTTGGAAGAACCTGTGTTCCACTTACAACCACGTCCTGTGCCGGACCAACAACAGTAATCGGCGCACCGTTTCCAGATGTGCCGTCGTGTGTGTGTCCCGTTGAATTGTTAAACGCAGTTACTAGCTGGTCGAACTCATCGTTGGAGTGTGCGGCGGTGATAACGTCGCCATCTGTAAATGTCGATTGACGGGTATAACCTGCCATGTTTTATCTCCTTCCCCCCGGAGTAAATTCCAGTTGGTATCCTTTGATTGAAATTGGGTCGGCACCATCTTTATCATCTAGGCGAACCGAAACCGTAAACCCGCTGCCTTCGATACTTTGACGAACCAATGGCGTTCCTGTCGAACCGTACACTGCCGTTGCGTATAGGGATGAGGGGTTGCCGTAGATGGCAATAGCAGCACCAGTTGTTAGTGGGTACTGGGCCGGTTGCGGAACCTGTGATGAACTGAAATCATACCGAATACGGAAATCCGCGTCCACAGCACCTTCGTTATCATAGTTCCAGATGATACGCTGCATCATTTTACGGATACCGGCATCACCCATCGTGAAGTCTGGGCCTTGATAAATTGCTTGGATGTTCGCTCCGTTGAAAGTATCACCAACCTCTTGCTGGTAAACGTACCCGTCATACCCCCCGTGAATAACAGTTTCGACACCGTTAATAAAGCCAGTGGTGCAACAGGCTGGTTTGATACCACGTAGGTCCGAATATTCCCAGCCGATACCCCCTTCGGTTCCTGCTTTAATTACCCCGATGATACCGGGTGCAGATGTATTAAGCTGGGCATCTCCGGGAAAAAACAAGCGATATTGACTTTTCTTACGGATTACAAGGGATGAAATCCTGTCGGTGGATACCCCTTCGAGGCGTGGCTGTATCTGTTTTGAAACGGTGCCAAGTTCGATGTCATCGTTTTTCTGTGTACCTGCAACGGTTCGCAAACCATCTGGGGCTAGATAAATCAGGTCGCCGCCGATTTCCTGAACGCTAAACCCGTCGATGCAACCAATCTTACGGGTAACAGGTTGTATTTGAAAATCTGCAATTGATGAACCAGTCATCAAGTAAATTTCATCTTCACAGAAAATGAACAGGCGTTCACGGAAAGATTTTAGTCTGCGAACCGGACTTTCGAACCGAAGCGAACCTGCACCGTTAGCCGTACTAAAGTCGGTTTCATCAAACGGAGCCGTGAAGATAACTTCCTGTGGGTTCGTGGACATACCACCAAAGAACACGTGGTTTTTGAACACTGCCACAAACTGAGGGTCGGCGGGTGCGCCCGTCGCATTTAGGTCGGTTACGGTTGTGTTGTTGTAAACAGACGCATTGTTCGCGCCATCACACCAGATTACTTTAGGGGTGTTGTCAAAATTAAAGTTTGCAAAGTCGTAACGGCCTGCACTGGTTCGCCCAGTATCTATGCTTGTCCAACCGCTACCCGTACCTTTGTAGACTGCTGTTCCTTTAGAGGCAATAACTTGATTTTCATAGATATGAACACCAAGAATAATACCTGTCGAACCATCTACCTGATTTGCATCGAACTCATCGAACCCATTGATGCGACGGTAGCCGCCGTTAATGTCCGGTTCGAAATTCTGTAACTGAAGAGCAGCACCCGGTGGAATCGAGAAAGTATCCTTATCCAGAACCAAGCCGCCGCCTAAACGAACAACATAGGGGCTGAGTAGCGAAGTATCTGGCATTAAACGGCCCTCATGTAATCCTTACGGTTGATAAGTTCGACCCGCATACGGTTCAAGCCCTGTTCATAATCTCTCAATGCAAGCTGGGAAAATTGCGTGTCAGAACGAAGCATGTGTGTGTAGTAGCGTCCACGATTAACTATAACGTCGTGGAAGCGTTCGGGTATCACAGGGGTATCTGTTGCAAGCGTCATGTCCGTGTGTGTTGCATAGTAATAGTAACGAACTGTGTAAGTTGACAAGTCAGGAACGGGAGACAAGCCAATCTTTTCATCAGGTGTAAAGTATACGTACTGGGATAGTGCTTGACTACCACCTGCTGGGTTGGTATCTGCTTCGTTAAGCCGTTCCAGATACTCATTAAATGAAATATACTTTAAGACCTTTTCTGCTGTGCTTGCCGATTCTTGAACTGTAAAGCTGTCAAAGTCAATGGTCTTGGCAGTTGCTGGTTTAGTGTATTCGGCTGTACCAGCAGTCGTGGTAATTGAACCCGCTGTAACGGTAAAGGGCCACTCAACTTCAGAGTTGATGATATCCCGCTGTGATTTGTTGATGAAGTCGCTAACAGAAGATTGAATGCCACGAGCCGAAGCCAAAGTGGTTAATTCAACTTCGTTAACTTCGCGCAATACCGCGTTGATGAGGTCGAGGTAGTTCATTGGTTACCTATTTGGGTCGTAAAATTCTTCTGTACTAATTGTTACTATTAAGGTATTAGCAGTGCTAGCAGCAACAATAACCTTGTCACCCGCATGTAGATACAGAGGTTTATCTACTGTAAATACAGAATCAAACGTACCTCCTGCCAAAGAATGTCCAGAAAGAATAGTGTGGGTTATTGCTTCGTCTGCGTGATACCATTTTAAGGTGTAATTTCGGTTAGACGAATCGTTGTTGGTGATTAAAAGATGCGCTACGTGTGATGAAAAGTTATTAGGTACAACATAGATATCTGTATCTGACGTAGTTGTAAGGTCTACAGATTCTGTAAAAAACTTACTATTTCCAAGTACGGGCATTTTACTTCACTTTTCTGTATCGCTTCGTTTTAGCTTGTATCTTTTTAGGCTGTTTGGCAACTTGCTTACCAGCACGAGTTGCTCTTCTTTTAGCAGCAGTGGTTGCCGCATATTCTTTCTTCGATAACGCCTTG